GATCATGAAGAGCGTGACTTGGCTTACTACCAGAAGCACTATAAAGGGTGGACCAAGCTGGTCATTCTCCCTATTGACCAAGTCAAACTCACGACCTTCTCGTTCACTGACAAGACTAGGATCGAACTAATCCCTAGCGACCGTGACAAGGTACTCTTTACCCAGGCCAAGTCCGGTGACGAGCGCGCCCAGGAGATGGTCGAGGAGATCCCGGCTGAGGTTCGAGAGTACATAGAATCTGGGAAATTGATTCCATTGGGTACAGATCCCGATGAGGGTTCCTTCTGTTACCACCTAGCAGGTCGACGAGGCGCCGGGGAAGACCTCGGAGCTAGCATCCTTGATCGATGTCTTCGTACCCTCTACTATAGAGAGAAGCTACGCCAAGCTCAGACACTCATCGCTACACGAGCTATGACCCCCAAGCGCCTCATCTGGGGTGAGGGGTTATCCGAGTTGGACGTTGAAGACTTGCGTGAACAGGTCGATCTTGCTTTGGTCGATCCCGACTACAGTATCATCACGAACTACGAGGTTCATTGGGAAGACATTGGGGCCCGTGACCGTCTATTGGATCTATCCACTGAGTATGAGATCACTGACAAACAATTGTTTGCCGGTCTCGGAGTGACTGAGTCGCTACTCAATGGTGAGTCAACATTCTCTGGAGACCGTGTTAAGTTAGAGGTTCTTAATACCAGGTACTTACTATTCAGAGAGATGATTCAAGAGTACGTTGAGAAGTACTTATTTAAGCCAGTTGCTCGTAGAAAGGGCTTCATAGAACTAGATGAATGGGGAAATGAAGTTGTTCTGTACCCCCGCCTCAGCTTCACTAGGTTGGCCCTACGCGACTCACAGGATACTTTTGATGCCCTATTCAACCTATATCAGAAGGGTAGCCTCAGTATCGATGTAATTCTTGAGATGTTCAACATTGATCCGTTGGACACCAAGGAGAGGCTCGAACGCGACATGTTCACTATCAATGATGCCACCTTCAATGAGGTACTGCGAGGTATCTACGGTGAGGTGGGTCGTAAGTTAGTAGAAGAGACTGACGTAACTCAGAAGATTGCAGACTACCTAAAGCTGAAGAAGGCAGAGGTCCCTCCAGCTGAATCAGAGTCCAGGTTCGGATAACCCAATAGTCCTTTTGGGTCTTGGCTAGATAGGAAGTCTGACTCACAGGCTATGGAAGTAACCAGTACCAAGAACCTTCATGAGCGCGAGGAGGACGAGGCAGAGCGCCTCGTCCACTCGTTGCCTAAAGTCAAGCCCCCTCGTTATGACAGACGTCGTGAGAAGGTTGAGGCAGAGCAAGACCCTGATCTAAGCAAGAATGATAAGGATCTCTCAAGGAATCGAAGAGAAATTGGCGGGTCTGTGAATAACCTTCGTAGGTTGGTTCAGCTAGCTGTCAGGGCTCAAGAAACCAACCCCTATTCTTCTTATCCCTTGGTCAAAGCACAGGTGGATGCATCCATGCTGGTACACGATTCTGACCCACAACCTTCAAGGACCTCAATGTATCACGGTATTGAGCCATATCAAGCAGGTCACGAAGGGTTCGCACCTTATGTAGGGTGGGAACAAGGTTCTGTTCGAGATTTGACCTCAAAAGACTATGACCTACTTCTCTCCTCAGCGAGAGAGTGGTTGAAGCAATCGGTCCTGTCAAAGGCAATCGACGGTATGGTCCCTGATGCTCGATTCAGAGCAGCTTTAGATTTAGCCATTCGATCTGCCGGAGATGGTCGGTATGGTGCTGTAGTGGATGCAAACCTCTACAGCATGCTTTTAGCTAAGTTGGCGGGGGAATCTCAAACCAACCCCCTACTAACGGTACGTGAATCCTCAACAACCCCAGAGGGAAATAACATGACTGCCAAGTTTGCTCAGGAAGAAGCCAGCAAAGTACTTAGCCGGCTGGATCGAATTGCCCAGGTCGTTCAAGACAACCATGAGAAGTGGGGCATGAACTTCGAAGCTGCCCGCGCTGTAGTCAATGAAATTGACAAGGTAGCTGATGAAGTTGAACTACAGGCATACGGCCCCGAACACATGTTCAAGCGCCAGGTGCACGTTCTTCGTCAAGCCAAGGTTCTCCAGAAGGACTCGGACGAAGGCTACATGGATACGTTCAATGCGCCGACGGCCCCCATACAGACCGACGCCGATGAGAACGAGTACATGAGTCTGTTCAAGGATGATCAGTCTCAAGCAGTCGAGACTGGCAAGTCCACCACCGGTCGCCCTCTCGCTCCATAACTCACACAAGCAGGTTGCCAAGTGGCTATCGATTATTGGAAGCTAACAAAAGAGTTCAAACAAGGTGATGTTGTTCAAAAGATCGACATCATCGATGGGGATCTCTCACCCTATGTGGGTACGGTAACCGCCGTCCACAAGGGTCTTGGCGTACTCGATGTCCAATGGCCATTCGGCAATGAACGTGTGTTTCCAGATGATGTGGTGCGGGTGAGCCCAAAGTTCATCAGATATCTGCCTCCACAATTTGATCAGAGCTACATGACTGTAGAAATCGAGAGGGCTCGGAAGGAAGCTTCCTCAAGTTCCCTCTGGAGTAAGCAGTTCCAGCCCTCGGTTTATGTAGAGCTGGCAAGGCATTGGCATAAGGGCGCGAGTGAAGTCATCGCTTATGATGATCTATATCGCGCCCTTTATCCAAACGTGAATGACGAGGCCCTCAGAAGTGAGGTGACTAAGTTTTACACATTTGCGCACAATGCTGGTGAGCTCAGAATTCAAGATCATCTTCAGAGGACTGCTGCCTATTGGGTAGCTCAGAACCGTCAGTATCGAGCTACCAATCAGGACCTCAAAGCTGGTCGTCCTGCTTGTCCCAAGTGCTCAAACAGGATGAGGCGCTCCACCTATCGTATGCAAGAGGGTGCCCGTCACAAGGTCTTCGCTTGTCCCAAATGCTTAACCATCATTGACCCAGTATCCGTACTGGGACCCAATGGTGAACCTCATCAATGGTTTGGGGTAGGGGCCATCTAATGGGTTTCTCCAAATACGCCAAGGCAACATTCACGAATCCTGTCATCACTCAAGCTGGGTGGGACGATGTTCGTTCGAAGGCTTTGCTTCCAGCTCCAACATTCGAGATACGAAGGGCAGCACAGGTTGTACTTCAACAGTATGACCCCGCTCAGTACTTACTGAGTCACTGTACGATCATTGCCTCGGTGGATACCGAGAAGTCTGGGATGCCAACGGGTAACCAGATGTTTGATGGGCTCCAGATTGATAGACAGTTTCCAGACTTCTATGTGTCTGCGGGTACCACTAAGTATGTTAACAACAACCAGGATTGTTGGGAGCGCAAGCTTCTCCTCGCGTCCTTCCGCACCTTCATTGGTGGGGAGAATTACGTTGAGCACATCCAGATCCCAGAGCTGTCCAAGGGCAAGATCATTGATGCAGCTGCTAGGGACATCGGAGAGTCCGTCTACGTTGATATCCTCATAGCTACGGATCGTAAGCACAAGTCTCTCATTGAAGCTATCACGAGTGGTCAACTCAGTACTCTGAGTATGGGTTGCCACGTAAGCTTCACCATCTGTACTAAGTGTGGCAACGTAGCCGAGGATGAGACTCAGCTCTGTCGTCACATCAAGTATGAGAAGGGTAATTGGTTCCTTGATGGTAAGGGTCAGCGTCGCAAGATAGCTGAGCTCTGTGGTCACATCACGAAGGAGCCGGGGTCTGTCAAGTTCATAGAGGGGTCATGGGTAGCACACCCAGCCTTCTCTGGAGCTGTACTAAGGTCCATCCTCGACCCGAAGACAGCAGAGTTGGCTGAGGCTCGCCGCAAGATTCAGGTCGCGTATATGCGACCTACAGAAGTGTTTGACCCTAATCTTATGCAGAAGGCAGCACGTCTCGCCCCCATTGGGGTTGGAGCCGTAGCCAAGCCTGCTGATTACCTAGCATACTTGCATGACGGGCCTTCAATAGGGTCCCTTCACGTACCCCCACCATTCTCGGGTACTGCTAGGGCAGTTGAAGCTCATAAAGCTCGCCTACAACAGATTAAAGAGGCACCCAGGGTTTGGATCAATTCTGCTGAGCAGGATTTTCCTGGTCAATCTGAGATGAGTGACTCATCTAAGTCTACTCCAGATACTGAGGACTCAACTCGTCCTTTTAAGCAAGTCATCAATGATCTGTATGATTCTCTCGTTGGAGAGGTCACTAACAAGGTCAAGAAAGACATCTCCGAATCTAACAAGGGTGAGGAGAGTAAGTTGGACGAGAATAGGTCCAATGAATCTCTTATTAGGTCAGCTCTACGTTACGCCAAGTGGCGTGAGCGATCTAAGATGGTACTAGCCAACGTTAAAGACCCATCCAAAGCCAGAAATGTCCTGGCAGGAATGATTCTGCATGACATGGGTGGGTGGGAAGCTGTAGGCAAGGCTAACAGATTTTCAGGACGAGAAATTCTCGTCATGAATCGCCTTCTTGAGAGGTCCGAAAGGAAATCCTCGATGGCAGGTGATGCTCGAATTTATAGGACCGTGATCGCTCTAGGCGGGACGGCCTCATATACAGATGTAGATAGCTACCTTGCGGCTTGTCGTGAGGTACTGGGCCGAACCCTCACTAACTCTGAGACGGTTCAATTGGTCACCAAAGGTAAATTGTTCTCTCTCGGACTTCGATGAAGTTCTTATACGGCTTCTCGAACTAAGGAAAGGATCTCCTCCATGCCTCGTGAGCGCTCAACTTGGAACGTACATAATATCGCCAAGAGGGCTGGTTTGAAAGTCGCCGACCCCTATCTGATGAATCAGGATCACGTCAATCAGCAACCGAGCGCCGATCAGTATGTGATCGGTACCCCTTCGGACTTCGCTGAGGACATTCATCCAGCCACTGGAACTTGGGAAGCCGAGTACTCCGGGGGTCAGGTGAAGCGTAACGAGATCGGCATGCCTGAGATGAGGTCCGACACTTTCAACCATCCCGAAAAAACGGCTTCTGAAGAAGTGATTACGAAGAAGGCCGCTCTTTGCGTGGCTATTGCTCGTAAGATGCTTCCTCGGAACGCCTCGGCAACTGAGCTTGAGGATCAGAGCTTCTCCCTTATGTATTTGCCAGATACTGAGGTGATGGCTACGTACACTCGTCTCGCTGCTCAGGATGACCAGCAACAGCAGGACCAGCAACAGGTACAGGCTTCGCAACAGCAGGACCAGCAGGGTCAGCAAGAACAGAAGCAAGCCGGCAAGATTCCTCCTCAGTTCCTCGAGAACGTGAAGAAAAAGCAAGAAGAAGCCAAAGAAGACAAGGGCGAAGACAAGGGTCAGCAGAAGGCTGCTCAGCAGGACCAGCAACAGGGTCAGCAGGACCAGGGTCAAGAGAAGCAAGCTCAGCAAGATCAGGGTCAGCAGGATCAGGGTCAAGAGAAGCAAGCTCAGCAAGATCAGGGTCAGCAGGACCAGGGTCAAGAGAAGCAAGCTCAGCAGAAGCAAGCCGAGATGCAACAGCAAATAGCTCAGCTGGTTCAGCAGGCTCAACAGCTTCAGCAGCAGTTGGCTCAGAGCCAGCAGCAACAGCAAGCTCAGGTTCAGCAGGAGCAACAGGCTGGTCTGCAGCAACAGGCTCAGATGCAGCAACAGAGTCAGGCCCAGCAGGTTGCACAAGCAGTGCAACAGGCGATTCAGAATGGCCAGGACCCGGTTGCAGCAGCTCAGCAGTGCATGGGTCAGTACCAGCAGCAGAGTCAGTCTCAGCAACAGGGTAACAACGAGATCGACCAGATGCTTGCTGAACAGGGTCAGGTAGAGCCCATGGCTAACATGGACATCCAACTTGATACCCCCAGCATGGATGTTGGTGAGGTTCAGCTCTCCCCCGAGGAGAACGATACTCTTCGTCAGTTGTTTGCCAACAACCAAGAGTACAAGAACGCTCAAGAAGCTGCCGGTCAGGGTCAAGAAGACCAGCAGGGTCAAGCGCAACAGAAGCAAGCTCATGTGGTCCGAACTGCCTCTATGAGGACAGTAGGAACACGGCCTACCGCTGGCGTAAGCCAGATTGGCGGATCGAACAAGACAGCCTCAGCACGAACTGATGACTTGTCTACTCTCTGGAACTCAGCTCCAGACGTTCGTGAAGCGTTCGGTATGCGAACAGATCAGTGAGTCCTCATAGGTAAGGGGGTTGCGTAAGTGACCCCCTCCTAGAGAACTCTCAGTCTTCAGTGACTGCCTAGATGTAGATGAATATGAAGTAGCTCCACTTTCACCCAACAGGAACATTTCACTATGTCCATGAACGGTCAAAGCTCGGGCGACTTCAGGGAAACCAGTGGTCGAGTTCAGTTGTTCCACGTCGTCACCCGCAATAGCGTGGGTGTCCTCTCGGGCGACTCCTTCACCCAGGCAAACCCTCCAGTCGCAACGGGCTCAAAAAGCACGACACTCTCAGGCATCACTAAGACTGGTGTTCTGGGTGGATCGGTCGCCTTCACGCGTGCTCTCGCGGGCAACAATGTGATTGGTGGCCCAGTAGTTGACACACCAGCGGCGACTGCGCCTTCTGGTTATCACACTCTCCGTCCTCTCGGCATCTTTCTCAATGATGCTGCAGGGAATGCATACGAGAACACTCCTGGTCCAGCATCAGGTCGTGGTCCATACGTTTGCGGCTCAGGGTCTTGCATAGGTCTAACAATCTATGAAACCCAAATCCAGCTTGGAGCCCATGCTGGAGAGGTAATCGGTAATGCAGGATCAAGTACGACTGCTTACACAGCTGGTGATCTCCTTTACGCTTCCGTAAACGGGTTGATCACTAACGTTCTCGCAGACTCCTATGAGTATGCTGCTGGCCTCACTACAACGGTGACCGTCATTGGTGTTCTCAAGGCCGCTGTCGATGCCACCACCCCCATGCTGATCGTCGACCTCAGAATCTGAGCGAGACAAGAAAGGTAGACTACCGTGGTTAGCAACGACATTAAGCAACAGATCATCAGTGAGTATATCAAAACGGCAGCTGGCCGAGCCAAGTTAGCCGCTTCGATGATTCAGCCCTTGCGCCTTCGCAGGGACTACACGGCTGTAGGTCGTAAGACCTTCTTGGTCGAACAACTCCCAGACGGGGCACTCCCCATCTATGACAAGGACCCCGATGTCACCGCCTACGTGGTTGGTGAAGAGGGTGAGAACATACTTGCCATACAGAAACCGCGTCGCGTAATTTTTCCGCTGTTCGAACTCGCTTCGAATCCGGAGATTCCGCTCACCCAGATCAAAGAGCGTCGTTTCGATCTCATCGAGCGCGCACAAGATCTCGCAAAGGCTCAGATCCAGGCCGCAGAAGACGAGCGTGTGTTCGCAGTCCTCGACAGCATTGCTGTCTCGGGCTTCGATACACTACCTGGTCAGACGAACCCGGACCTCAACGTTGTTGCTCCAATCAGCCCAAGCGTCCTAGCGGATGCCTTTGCTGAGGTAGAGCGTCACGACCTCAGGGTCGCGAGGATCTACATGAACGCGACGGACTACGCGGACATCCGCAAGTTCGGTCGTGACATCCTCGACATCGAGAGCCAAGCCGTCCTACTCAAGACTGGTCTCCAAGCAACCCTCTGGGGCGCTCAGATCATCACGAGCAGGTTGGTCCCCGCCGGCTTCGTATACATCGCGGCAGAGCCCGAGAACTTCGGACGCTTCCCGGTTCGTACTGAACTGACGGTTCTGTCGGCTGACGACCCGAAAGCCCGGACAATCGGTTTTTCTTGTTTTGAGAACGTGGGCATTGGGGCCTTCAACCCCCGGGGTCTCACCAGGCTAGTGGTAACACGAGTCTGAGCCTAATAGGCTGAATTGAGTGAAGGCCGGGTTTCCGAAAGGACTCCCGGTCTTCATCTTTAATGCTCCATATTGAACTTAATCATTGACCACTCAAATCTTAGTGGTACGGTATAGCATGAAGCTAGTACTCTGCCCCATCTCTGAAGCTGAACTCCGAACCATGTACTTGGAGACCAAGCTTACGGACTCTGAGATTGCCGCTCAGGTAGGGTGTCCACTGAAGCATATCCGTCGATGGAGACATCGTTGGGGGATCGAGACTCTAGGTAGAACTGAGCGACACGATGTACCACCCATTGAAGGTCGGCTTAGATCTGTTCTTGTTGGTTCGATGCTTGGGGACGGTAGGATTTCAAAGAGTACTCATGTCGCCCGCTACATGGAGAACCACGCTGAGGATCAGAGAGAGTATTTGGAGTGGAAGAGTAAGGAGTGGGGTTCTTGGGTCCAACTAGGGTTGAAGCCCGTGACGTGGGTTCTTCAAGATGAGGAGTACGATGGGTGGCGGTTCGAGACAGTGTCGCACGCAACCATGCTTCCTTGGCATGCGTTGTTTTATCCAGAACCTGGACCTAAGCAGCTTCAATCTCAAGTGGTTGATTTGGTTGATGCACTTGCCCTCGCTATTTGGTTCATGGATGATGGGTCAGCCGCATGGTGGCCTGTTATTACTTTCGGTATGAAGCCAGAAAGTAGAGAGGTTGCACAGGCTATCTTTCGTAAGTTTAGCCTCAAACCTCGATGGGCTCCTGGTCAGGGCAATACGGGTCAGTTCATCTTCGAGGGAGAGGACCAAGCCCACCTCTTCATTTCCTTGGTCAAACCTCACATGCCAGAGTTCATGCACTACAAGCTCAACTTTGGGTTTCAGGGTCCACACTATCAAGTTCGTGAGAAGGCTCCTGAGAAATCTCTTCGTGAGATGGCATCTCACGGGGTACCTATTCGAAGGATGGCAAAACTAACCGGGGTCGCCGCGACTACCATTGACCGACACTTGAAGAAGCACGGTATCGAACACGAGCGAGCGGTAGGCAGGCCCCCACTTGATAAAGACAGATGATTGGGTCTGAACCATCGGCCAAAGTGTAAGATTCTAATATCTTTGGTAATTGGGTTCCTGACTTCCGGTGTACTCAAGAGGCATGAGTATACTCTCTACCATTTCAGAGGCTCTTCATCTCTATGGTAAGGCGATCAACCGCAACACGGTTACAAACGTCATCTTCGAGTTTAAAAACTTCCAAACGGACCTACCTTCTACCCCTACTTGGGAGGTACTAATACGTTTAATTGGGAAGGCCTACTCGGGGGACCTAAGAGTATTCAATAGGGCCCCAGATGGTAGTCCAGCTTCTGAAGCTGAGGCGATTGAGCCAAAGAACTTCGAGACTATCTTCACTCAAGAGTTCAAGGGGGAAGCTGATTCTGAGGAGGCAGCTCTGAAAGCGGCCTATGATCAGATCAAGGGTCACATTGAGTACTTCCTCAGGGCTCGTGAAGAAGAGACTGCTTTTGCTCAGCAGGCAATGATGTCTGTCACAACCGAAGAACAAGTAGAGCTATCCTCCTTGTGGAGTCGCCCTAACGCAATGGGTGATGTGGTGGCAGACGTTAGGTAGATTTATTTGCAGACCACCCCGCTAAATCATTAGTTGGTGGTGTACTTGTTACCTAGTAGACGGAGTGGAGAGTGTTCCTTCCGCAAAAACAACCCCAGATGAAGGAATATGCGTTATGACTAAGACTGAACTGATTGCGGCTGTTGCTGGCGAGATGGACGGCACCACCAAGTCCCACGTTCGTGGGTTCTTGGTTGCTCTGAATACTGTTGCGGCCAAGAGTCTCCGCAAGGATAAGAAGTTCGTGATCCCGGGTGTGGTGAAGTTCCAGCTCGTGAATGTCCCCGCCAAGGCAGAGCGCAAGGCGCGCAACCCTGCTACCGGCAAAGAGATGACTGTTGCTGCCAAGCCACCGTCCAAGAAACTGAAGGCCCGATTCCTGAAGGCCATCAAGGTTGAAGTTGGAGTGGTTGCAGCGACGGAAAAAACAGCTGCTCCCAAGGCCAAGAAGACTGCCAAGAAGTAGTACTCGTCTGTAGGTGTCGTGGGTACAGCGTTTAGCTAACCCACGACACCTAATGGCTTAAACCGATGGGAATCACCGTAGATCTTCCAGCCCCATCAGGTAAGGGTACCTACTTCGTCCTAGTCGAGCCCGAAGTAGTCAAAATTGGAACTAGCATCTGTATTCGTAATCGACTTAGTAATATCAGAGCAAGTACATTCCGTAGAGTAGCGCTCCTTGCTTGGACAGAACTCTCCGAACAGTATGTACAAGGGCTCTTCATTGAAGACCGTATCACCCTCAGTCGTGGTTTCTTTAGGGTTACCCCGGAGTTACTACTATTCATCAATGATCGTCGAGTAGAGTTGGGGTACCAATCAATTGAGGAGATACTCTTATGGGAGTTTGGTGGCCCTCTACCATACTCTGGTAGGGCAGTCTCACCTATCCTCAACGACGTGACGAGTAGCGTGAATCTAGGTCCAGAAGATAGAAGTAGGATGGGTCGCTACTACACTCATTTGAGGTGGCATAAGAACAAGCCAAAGTCGACATGTGAGTTCTGCATCCATCCCGCCGACAATCAATAAGATCCTTATAGGCCCCCTATAGTTAGTCGGGTAAACACCCCCTATAGGAGACCAAGATGGAACAACAGACTCAGATCAGATTCATGCCTGGGAAGATGGGGCGCTACATCTCAACGAAGTCATTCACACTAGGTGGTACCAACTACAGTGTCTATGCAGGGATGGAGATCCTATTCGATGGTACTAACGTTGAGCTGAACGGGAATCGATTCGTACTACCGACTCTTCGAGGAGCTATTCGGATGGGTTGGGTTGTTCCAGCTGAGGAGTATGATGCTGAAGCTCCTGTGCAGGCTGCGCCCTCTGCGAATATTGGTGTTCGTCCTGCAAACGACTTGGGTACTAACCCATTGTCGCCGCCCAAGAAGTCCGCCATCGTTACGGTTGAGTCTGATGAGCGAATCGTGATGAGTCGCTCTGAGAGGACTCAGTATGCCAATCAACGGACTCAGGAAGTTCGACAGTCTCAGGGTCGAGCTGGGGCTTTCGTTGCCCGCGGGAGTAGTACTGAACTCGTTGGTGGGGCTGAGTTTGGGGTTGAGGTTCCCAGGGCTTTTAGGACTGCGGCCAAGACAGGACTTCAGGTCACCCCGAATAACGTGGGTACCGCCATTCGAGATGCTGAGCTGGTGAAGATTCAACCCGGAGAGGGGATCTCTGAAGAGGAACTTCTCTCTCGGATGACTGATGGCGAGCGCGCCCAGTACGTTGCCGAGAAGGAAGCTCGCAAGGATGACATCCAGAGTAGAACCCCTGGTTATGTGCCTCCTCCAGCCGTCACAACCAACCTAGCAATGATGAATCAGCCGGGTATGAAGCAACAGACCCAGGCACAACCCAAGGCGCGGGTGGTTTCAGCCTCAGGCTCACCAATCGTTGGGAAGGTAGCACCAACCCAGACCAAGACTGTGGAGGGGATCTCTGTCGGAGTAACCTCTGGTGGGGGGACTGAGATCTATGATGCTTCTGGGTCTACTGAGAAGCCTCGAGAGTCAGTCATTGAGCAAGAGGGTATTACCTTCCGGAACACCAATGGACCCAAGACTGGGTTCAAGCAGCAAGCACAGGTAGAGCCTCAGATGGCATCAGCCCTACCCACCGGTGAGGAGCCTAGATCTCGTATTGAGAATGATGGGACCGCTGATTACCGGAAGATAGTAGCTAAGGCCATTTGCTCTGATTTCCCTGATGATTACAACTTCTCCGCTCACTGGAAGAAGCGTTTGGCTATGATTCGACTGAACTATGAGGATCGCCCTGACATCATTAGAGCTGTCTTCGCCGCGGAGAGCGATGAGTTCAAGAAGTTGCTCATGGAGGAATTCCCAGAGGCCTTCCAGGGTTGATATACACTCGCGTCTAGTGGGTCAATGTGAAGCTACAAGAGGGTGATCGTTAGTCCTCTTGTAGCTTCTTCTGTTCGATGGATAACGACAATCAGACGGGTACCATTCACAAAGAAGGGGGAGCCCTCATTTACATAATGGAGGAGCTTACTGATGCTCGTCTTCGTTGTGAGCAGCTTAAGAAGTTCGTTAGTCAGGCGGTGCGCCTGATATCCACATCCCCCAGTCGGGATCACTTCTATGAGATTGCGGGGGACACTATCTACGGTATCCCGGACGCCTTGTTCAAGTTGGATAAGGCGTTGGCTGCTACCGCGTTGGCCGCTTCTCGTTTGGATTATGAGGAGCTGAAGACTCAACTCAAACCTGAAAAGGTGGAAGAATTGGAAGACGTACTTCGGAACACGCGTCTACGGCAAATTGACCGTAGATCACCATTCATCCAACCAATTCCTGAAGGTCATCCTAGGATGGCTACCGAGTTGGCGATTCGGGACATTAACGAACTAACTGAAAATCTAGAACACATTCTTCTAGAGGCCGCACGACTTCGCAAGTCCCTACCCCCTCAAATGCGGGATAATGTTGAGGGTATTCAAAGCCTTGCAGCCAGGTCCTTGAAGAAGATCAAGCATTCATCCTCAGCAATCAATACCCAGCAAGGAAAGACCGCATCCATGTTCAGAGCAGCCTCTACCAGTCATATAGCAACCGCCCTCCGTCGGATCGCTGATGAGATTCAATCAGCTCGTATCCCCCCGCATGTGGCAAGTATTCGTGTACGTCGAGTCCTGATGGCCCTCTCGCAGACGTCCCAGCAAGCTCTTGAGGCTATGGGTCCAATCCAAGCTGGTTCTCGTGAAGAGGTTATGAAGGGTTTCAAGAGCGCCAACCCTGACCTCAGTGAGGAGCAGCTCAACGAGATTGCTGATCAGTGGGAAAAGAACAAGGACGTGGTCAAGAACAAGCATAAATAAGGTTTCAATCCGTCTAACATCTATCTGGTAGTTCCCATGAACTCAATTACCTCCTCGTCCAAGGAACAACTAGCTCGGGCCGTTACCAAGGTAAACGACGGTATCAGTCAGTTGTTACTAGACCTCACAGCTGCTCAAAAGGTATTGGGGTCCTACAAGGACCCGAGTGACTCCGAGCGGTTGGCAGAGCTGAAGAAGCTCCTAGGTAGCCTTGTCAGGGGTATTGTACAAACAACGAGGAGTAGCCCCATCGTGCTCGATCTATATGCTGAATCATTGAAGACAGCTTCTGGCTGGTTGAATAAACGCTGGAACATCTACGCTACTGAGGAAGCTCGTCGGAGTCGGTTTGAGGAAGGTAAGCCAGCGGACCCTACTCAGAATATGAATCCGGAAGACTCTAAGAAGTGGAAGGAGATGAATGACGAGCACAAGGACAACTTCAAGTCTGCGGCCGAGGGTGAAGACCCACTGGTTCGATACCGGACTGAGATTGATGCCGCAATTGAAACCTTGAAGGTGCTCAAGAAGAAGAAGCCACAAGCTTCCAAGCGACAACTGTTTATCATCCTTCAATCGATTGGCAACGCTATAGGTCAGTTGGAGGAGGATGGAAAGAATGCCTTGTCGGATGTCTTCTTTATAGCGGCAAACAAGGTGAACTCTCAGTGGTCTGCAAGTGACTTTGCTAATTACAAGAAATGAACAAGGCGAGCACCACCCTACGTTCTCCGGTAGCTGAGTCAGGGCTGCCCGGTACGGGACCGTCTCAGAAGGGTGTTGGGTTGGACCCAAACATCCCAGGGTCAGCTACGTTCTCAAAGCCTGATGATGAGGATGAGCGCAAGCCTGACGTCGAGGATACCTCGATGTACAAGGTGGATGATGCTGACGACTTACTGAAGGATCAGAATAAGCAAGACGAGATCGATCACTCACAGGCAAGGCCAACCTACCGGCGTCCTGGACCCCATGTGGATGATGATTCCATAACCAAGTATCCGTACCGGGATGGTCTACCTCATCGGCACAATGCTTCAATAGCAGCGAACGTAGCCCAGCTCTGGCTACTCAAGTGTGCGCATGATGCCCCAGTATCTCTTGAGTCCCCAGTGCGGGTGGCTTCCAAGATTTCTGAGATTGAGCAGGGGTTGAATCCGAAAGTCAATGAACGGGCAACCTCTTGTACGGCTACTGTGAAGAGGACCGACGTCCCCAACCTCAGGTGGATCTTCTCGGTCGATTGCGGTCACGGTCCGAAGATGGTTCGACTCAAGGCGGCTCGGAAGGGCAACATGGTCGCTCTCGCCAAGATGGATGTCAACTTCTCGTGTTCGTGTAAAGCTTGGAGATGGTTAGGCTCCGAGTATCACGCTAAGGGGGAGAAGTACCTAGATGGGAAACCCGTTGGTACAGCTTCTACCCCTAATATCAAAGATCCTGCCAAGATCAACAGAGTATGTAAGCATGTTGCGGCAGTGATGACCAAGGTTCGTGGGTGGTCCATCCCAGTCAAGAAAAAGAGCAAGTAGGTGTATACGGTATCGAGGAAGTATGCCGACTTACCAAGTTGATTGTCTCGAGTGTGGAACTACTAGGGACCAACGACTCTCCTATACAGCGTACGACGAGATACAGTCAGGTACGAGGAAGCTCACCTGCAACAATTGTGGTCTTGAAGCTAAGATTGGTTTTTCTCCAGGTAACCTAGGATTCGTCTTGAAAGAGGGTGAGTCCGGTGGATGGACAACAAAGTCCATCAAAGAGAACGCTTATCGTAAGAAGAGGCGTGAAGAGGTTGCTAAGAAAGAGAAAGACCATGTGTTCAAAGCTAGTCTTCAACCTAACTACAATGGCGAAGAGACTGGTACTTGGAGAGAGGCTCAAGAACTAGCTCGGAAGGAAAAGGGTGATGCCTCTGCGTCGACCTATGATCCTCTTGTCAAAAGCCCACAGGTGGTGACATCATGAGCGGACGCCTCTTCTCAATCCTACGACGCAAGCCGGGCTTCATACACTTCACAACGCCATTAATGGACTATGCCACGACCGGTGTTGTAAAGTACCGTCTCTACACAGCCTCAGAGCCAAGCTTTGCTGCGCCTACGGCAGTGGTAACTGTCACCAACCTTGGTTTGGTTGATCCAGCTGTCGCTGGTCCTCAGAACCCAATTCAACCAGGTAAGACCGTACAAGTCCTGATGAAGCCCTCAAACTATGGGCTTCCAGACTCAGCCTTCTTCTGGTTGAAGTTGGTTTATGTGAACTCCTCAGATGCGGACATGAGTTCCCCTGCACCTAGTGCAGCTACTTTAGTCCTCCCTCCGTATGTAGGCAACGAGCAGGCTGGATTCAACGCGACGGCGCCAACCGGGACTAGCATAGCCGACTCCTTGCGTATTGATTTGCCGAGGCAGATGTCAAACTTCAGGGTCAGGAATCTGAGCACAACGATTCCTCTGTATGTTGCCTTTCAGGAAGGTGGTCCTGAGATTGTGGTACCGGGCCAGGTTTCGAGTCAAGAGAGCATCGGCTTCGATGGTATTGTCTCCTCTGTCTGGGTACGAGGTTCCGGAGGGACAGCTGCCTTCTCAGCTCAGTTTACGTACGCAAACCCCCGTTGAGACCTATCGTCAAGTTACGACTGTCAACGAGCACACCAATATCATGGTTCAGGAAGTTACTATTGTCCCTGTTACCTATTGATATCTAGGTTAGATGTACTCGTTGGGTATTGTACCTATAGCTAATATCGGATGTATGACCAAACTAGGGTGCAAGGAAGCCTTCAAGTTGGTACTCGTTGATCCTCTTATAGGCCACACCCCATTGAACCCTGTCCACTCACTAGCGAGGAGCTGTTAGATGTTGAGGCTCATTCATAACCAGACCATTTCAGGTTCTATCCTCATCAATGACATTGATGACGGGCTTCCAAATAAGTCCGCCCGACGTGGAGTAGCCAGGGAGAAGATATCCCGTAGTCCGGTGTTAGTCGCTGGCGGGATTCTAGCCCCGGCCAACTATCAAAGGGACGGAAGCTCTTTAGGTGGGAGCGATAAGAGCACTCAGCCTGGAGTGAACTACCCCAAGCAGAAGTGCTACATTCCTAAGTATAAGCTGCTTTCCAATGGTACTCATGACCTTACGGTGGCTGGGTACATTGACATTAACACCTCGGACAGGGTGTTGCTTAGTCAAGACCATGGAGTTATTGCTGGCCTCGCGAAGACTCTAGGCTCCAACCCGAGCTACCCGCTCATCACAGTGACCTCGTTCACCTCGGCTGATGTGGCTGCTCCTACGGTCGCCTCGGCTGTCCTCAGGCGTGGAACTGCAGCTGGAATTGCATTTGCAACTGGTACCGTGACTCTGACTGATGCAGCTGCAACCTTTGTTGCTGGTGACGTAGGTAAGAAGATCACGATCTCTGGTGCTACCAACGCTGGTAACAACGGTACCTTCACAATTGCCACTAGGATCAGCAATACTCAGATCACTTTTGCCAATGCTGCTGGTGTTGACTCTGACGCAGGCAACTATGTCCTCGAGTTGGTCATCACAGGTACCAACTTGACTTCGCTGGCCCCGGATGTCACTTCGGTTATCATCACAGGTACTGGTGCTGAGACATTGAAGCAAGCAAGTTTTGCTTCAATTACCTCAGTAAGTATCGTTATCTCGGTGACTAATCTAGCCAATGTGGCCCCCGCGACTAGTTCAGTCAAGGTTACTGCAGACAATCAAACCATCGCTACAGCAGTTGTGGTCAGCTAACGTGCGAGTAGCAAGTGGGGACGCCTAATCTAGTCAAAATCCTGGACCAAGAAACAGGATCTTTCCAGCGAATTGACAACGTTTGGCGCCCCCAGCATCTGTTCCTACCCATTCAAACTCAAACCTTCGTCAAGGATATGAATCGTCGATACGCTCTCGTGAAAGCCTCCGAAGAAGAGTTCAAGACTCTTGAGAGGTCCAGCTTTTATTTGAAGAGCGTGCGTCACCTTGAGTTCATCCTTCGACGCGCAAAGTATGTTCGCTTGGCTAATCAGCTTGCCTTTGGCCAAGCCGTAGCGAATTTCTATACCGTTTACGGCAACATTCTTCGCTACCTAAAGATTGATCAAGCTCGTGGCCATTTGCAGCCAGTCTAAGTTCAGGAGGACTCAATGTATCTCGTAGTTATCCGAAGCGATCTCAAGAACCCTCTTTTCATTTCGGACGTCGAACCGATCTCTCAGACCAATCCGACGACGGAGTCCCCCAAGGGGCAATCCAAGTATGTATCGCGGCCGAATGCGGCCAACATTCAGAAGTACTTAGATGCTCAAGGTCTTGTGGCTACTGCGGCTTCTTTGATTACGGCTACCGTTCCCGGGTATGCTGGTGGAGCTGTGGTACCCACGGTGGATATCTCGATGACTCAAATCAAGACGGTCTCCGGGCTATCTGGCGCAACCGACGCACAAATAGATGCTCTCCAGGGCATGCTCGGCTACCACTTCGTGGAAACCGATGCAGTCAAGAAGAGTGTGTTGGCTGGTTGCCTTCATGGCTACCTATCTTCAAGCTTCAACCCCGATCCTCGGGGTGACATTAATCACCCACCAGCGACGGCTGGACAGGCTATCAAGGTTGTCCAGGATGTGAATCATCTTTCAACCACAACGACGGACTTTACGGTCCTAGTTCCGATAATTACCGGACTCACCCTCTCGGGTACTCTGACTGTCTCCGGTTCTTCTGGTGGCTTTGCAGGGTATGGGCTCTATGAGCCTTCTGTTATCCTAATCGGGAACGGAGCGCGACGGATCACTCAGGCCCAGATTCTGGCTGCTGGTGGAACCGTCTCGGACACTTCGATTGTTATTCCGGCCTCCTTGATTGCTGCTTCATCCACAGTGACCACGGTTCCTGCTGCTGGCAAGACCCATGTTCGTGTTCAGGTGAATGATATGCTCTCCAACTCATTCGCGCTGTAACAGCTCGAGTGAATCCTCCTCAGGCCCGGCGTGAGTCGGGCCTGCTTAGATGTAGATTCGAGACCCAGATCAGATAGAAAACTTAGATCTCAAATGAGGAATAAATGTCAGCTAAAGAGAATGGTACCAAGGAGCTTCGGACTGCGGACTTATACTTCGCTGCCTACTTGCAAACCGCGGGGGTCCCTCTGAAGCGCACGGACCGAGAGTCCGGCAACCGTATGTTCTTTGTCTTCGACACTTCGATTGCAAACATCGAGGAGTTGAAAGTAGGTTGGTTCAACAATACTGCCAAAGTATCCGCCCAACCCTACGCGAATAATGTGAAGTCGTTAAAATCGATCTGTCACATGACGGCTTCTTGAGCCCTTCAATCAGTCCCATCACCCACCAACAATCTATTGATGCTTCTGTTGGTAGCAGGTCAGAGATCACTTGTTCTAGGGTAATGGTTAGGAGACATCGAAATGGCTGCAAAGACCACCTCGTTGGCAAACTCGGTCCTTGATAGGGTTCTGAAGAACAATGCTCAGTTCGCCTATGCTTGGCCAGCTACAGTATATCTCGCGCTCTTTACGGCTGACCCAACTACGGCTGGGCTCTTCACGGGAGAGGTAACTCCAGCTGAGTATGTGCGTCAGGCTGTGACCTGGGGTACCATTGCGGGTGGTAGCGTTAGTAACTCCGCTGGGATAACCTTTTCGGTAGCAATCAACTCCTGGGGAAATATTGGTTGGGCTGGTATTGTGGACGCCCAAACTGGTGGCTCACCCTCAGTAACTATGCTCTACCAAGGTACTCTGGCTGTCCCCAAGATCGTTGGGATTGGTGACCAGGTTTCGTTCGCTGTTGGTGCTGTAGTCGCCAACGAGAGCTAACCATTGAGTACCCTACGAGGTGATTCCGAGGGTGACCAATGACTGATATTGATCTACAAGGTAACTCTGGCCTGGTCTTGCATGCAAGTGTTCACAGACCTCTGGTTACTACATTAGGTGGCTCTTCCTCCTTCACAGCTAGGGCCTCTATAAAGTATGCTGCTCGAGTACACCTAGTTGGTTTATCTAGTATCTCGGCCACCCCCACAGTTAGTCTAGGGGTTCAGTCTCCGATCAGATATCAACCAGCAAGTAGGATTGTCAACGTCAGCAAGCTAGTACTTGACCAGGTTGACTTTTTCGTGACCGATGGAAAGACTCGTGCGCAAGGAGTCACCATAGGGGACTTGAACTTGAAGTTATTCTTTAATGGTTCTCAAGTTGAATGGCCTCTTGTGAGCGGTTCCTCTGTCCAAGATCTGCAAGTTACTGCAGGTCAAGTATACTGGACCGAGTTTCTGACAGGGTTCTATACAATTAGGTTCTTCCCCAATGTGATTGGTTTTTGGAGAATCCTTCTTACATACCCAGCACATGATCAGGCGGTGTCGCTATCTTACGATGCGGCTTTACCAACATTTGTTCCAGTCTCATCAGGTATTCAAACCTCCTTTATCAAGAGGTAGCCTGGTGATGGCCTGAAGGTTTCATTTGTCGGACCGGTAGTTAAGGATGATAGTTAGATCCAGTCCAGGCGTGTTCAAGTGGGGCCATTTGTTCCAGCGTGGAGATTTGCCCATTTACATCACCGACAGTGCTGGGAACCCCCTCGACCCTTATAGTATCAAGTACAGTCTTCTCTACCAAGCTCACCAGCACTACCTTGATCGACCTGCGTCCCCACACCACCCTATCATCGTTGTGTGTCATAAGATTCCGGTACAAGCAGCCCCCGGGGAGTACTATGCCACTGGGTGCGCAGGGGAGTGTGGGCAGCCAGGACAATGGTTTGCACGTTGGTTAGTTCAAGAGTACTTCCAAGGACCTTTCTTGGAGGAGCAATTTGGGTTCGCGGTTTTTGATACTGCCGCATACTTCCCACCTGGAGTAGGAATGGCGGGTCGCCCAAGTGGGTGTAACACTCCAGGGGTTCAACCATCTTGTAGGTGGTGCTGCAAGCCCAACCCCTGCGGTTGTGCAAACTCCAGAGGGTGGTGATATGGCTACTTCATTTCTAAGAGGCCAGCAATTGGGTCGGAGTGACCTGAACATCTTCTTGACCAACTCTTCGGGGCACACGGTCAATGCGGCTGAGATCAGCTACGCTATCTATGACAACACGACTGGTCAAGAAGTGCTAGTTGGACCCAAAAGACGGATACCAGTCAACTCAGCAGTAGGTGAGTATTTTGTTAGTCTGGTGATTCCAATTGATGCTAATATTGGGGACTATAGAGTTAGATGGGCTATGCGTGAGGTAGTTGGGGGACCAATCCAGTCGGTGGTCCAAGAGTTCAACATCCAAGATCGGGAAGTTGCAACTCCGAATTTCTTCTCAACGGCTCAACTGGATTTATTGCACAAGTTACGGCTGATGCTTCGAGATGCAAATCCGGACCGTAACTATAAGTTCAGGCCCCCAGCGCATGAAGAGACTATAGATCAGTTCAGTAAGGTATTTGGTTACATCTGGGAGGATGAGGAACTCGTACAATTCCTTGAGTTCGCCCTGGACATGATCATTTCAGCTCCGCCTAGAACACCGTTTAATAGCTTGGATCACATGATGCAAACGCGTCCGGAGTGGAGAACCCTTCTCTTAGTCGGAGCTGAGATCTGGGCTGTCAATGCCCTCCAAGCTAACTGGATTGCTGACGAGTTCGACTATTCCATCGGGGGTGTCAGCTTGAACTTGGACAAGTCGAGCAAGTACGAGTCTCTGAAACAAGGAGCCTCTGATCAGTTCGACAAGCAACTTGACCGTGCCAAGGCTACTGTGAAGTATGTTAAGGGATTGCAGCAGCCAAAGTATGGGGCTGGTATCCGAAGTTCCTTCGGTCCCTACGTGGGGAGAGGCGTCCTAGCCCCCTCGAAGTTTCTAGGGGTTTAACCTACTACTGGTGTATAGCTACTCGTGTTCCCAGTCCCATTTGACTGCAATGAGGTACTACTACCCGATGACTTTGGTAAGTGCTTGACTGCAGTCAATGAAGGGACTGAGAAGTTCAAGTTGAGGGGGGCTAGGTTAGTCAGACTTCGGTTTGCCAATGGGGTTCTTCATTTGATCCCAAACAGTGGGCCGTCTCTTTCCTATATAATTCGTAGAGGGTGCGCTGGATGCCCTGACTAATCTACCTATTAGAAGTGGCTATTACCGTTTCGGAGATATTCAGATGGATACTCAGGTTGAATCAGAGCAGAAGCGACTTACTATTGATGACCCAGTCGATGCTGAAACACGATCTAGATTTACAGTGCTTGAAGACTCACGTCTTCGAATTGGTGAGCACTTATTGAATCTTGAGTTAGAGAGGGTCAAGTTGATCCGTGCTGCTAGTGCAATCGATACTGAGCGCCAGAAAGTATTCGAGAGAGTCCTCATCGAGCGTGGGTTATCTCCGAGTCAGCCATTCTCAATTGATTCAGAAACTGGACAAATCAAGCCTATTACTCAAGAAGAGTTGGATGCTATCAGATCCTCTCAAAAGGGGGCTCCGCCTACTGGAGGCTGAGCAAGTAGCAGTACTCAAACTTCCCCTTATTGGTAGCCTCAAGTGAGGACTACTCAACATGGCGGATGTGAGCAATCGTGACAGGACGCCTGGACTTACGGAGCTGACCAAGATCCCTTGGCCAGCTCCTCCATTGAATCTGTTCATGTCGAGTGACGTCAAGGGGACCATCAACCTTCAATGGGATGACCCTTCTATTTTGATGCTGAATAGTCGCTTCAAAATCCTTGGTGTCAATGTCTACCGTAGTTTTGATTCTGAGTTTGGTCCCTACCGTAGGATCACGGAGCTACCTGTTGGTTCAACGTTTTGGAGGGATCAGACTGACAATGAGTTAATCATTGAAGAAGACGTTACTGAGCAATTCATTCTATTTGGGACTGCCTCTACGGGCATGGATGGACCTCGTTACGTGTTCAAGACCCGAAACTACCCTATCGTTGCAGAGGCCGCTCGAGGCCTCCCAACCAACAACCCGCACGATGTTCGGGTTTATGTTGATGGGGTTGAAGCCAAGGTCTTTTGGGTGAATGGGCAGACTGGAGAGGTCGAGATCGACGCTCATGTTTACATGGATACTGCTCTCCAGAAGAACATCACCCCTGTGGTTCCTAGCCCCACGAGTCGAGTGACGTGCACCTACCGGTACACGAGGGACTTAGTTCGGACTGATTTGGCTCAGCGCATCTTTTACCGAGTCACAACGGTTGGTTATCCTGTTGCATGCAATTGGGCTGAGGCTACCCCTGATAGTCTAATTGAGACCCCCATAGGCAATGCGGCAGCCACGAATACTATCGAGATTGAGAAGCTCGACAACTACTGGAGAGAGGCCATCAGGCGCAACCGGTGGATACTCGAGCAAGGTGGGGAACGCGTTCGGGTCTACCTCCGTAAAGTGGTTGGAATCCAATGCCCTTGCTATGACCAGGTCCACAAGCAGCCCCTTGGAGACTGCCTTAAGTGCTATGGAACAGGGATCATTGGAGGGTATGAGGGTCCATACGAGATCATTGTAGCCCCGCCCGACACAGAGACCAAGGTTCAACAGGGTGAATCTGGTAGGACGGTTATCGATACTTATGAGGTATGGACGGGCCCTCAGCCGCTCCTTAGCCACCGGGATTTCATTCTGAAGATTGACGGTGACCGCTACAGTCTTGGACCGGTGAGGAGACCCACTAATCGTGGGACAATCCTACAGCAGCACTTCACAATCAACTACTTTGATGAGAAGGACATCCGCTATAGGGTACCGGTTGGTGACCCTATTAAGTTCTCAGCTACTCAATTTGCTCCAAGTGGACCTGAGTTTGAAGCATCTTCGGAGATCACAGACAACCCGAATATCCCAAAAGATCGACAGTATCGTGGTCGAACGTTGGCTTGGAAAAACTCCAACTATTGATAGAAGATGGCCCAAGATTACAAGCTAACTTCACTCTATGGCAAGCCCCTCCTTCGAGGTTTGGGGCTAAGCCCGGAGAATGCTCTGAATCGGGTAAAATATAGTGTTCTTCGTAGGTTGAGAGATAAGCTAGTTCAGTCCACCTTCTCAGAGCGCGCCAAGAAGGCGTTGGCTAAGTCACTCAGGGTTGAGGTGGGTCCGTCATCTCTCACACTTTATTCTAAGCACCCGGCGTTCACCCATTTGATGCGTGGGCAACGCAAGGGTCAAATGAGGTGGCTGACAAGGGCGAGAGCACCTATCCCTATTATCACCGAAGAGGGAAAACTTATCTTTAGGTCGGCGACCATCAAGTCAATGAAGGATGGGAAGTGGGTTCACCCAGGACGCCCACCCTACGACTTCATTGAGAGGGCAAAGAAGGAAGCCAGAACTCAAATCAGAAAGGCCATCGTTTCTGAGGTAACAATGGTCGCTAGAAATGCAGCTAAGAAAGTGATCAGAATGTCATGAGTCAAGGCGATATGATTATTCAAGCAGTTAGGGAAGATCTTGTCATCGATGACATACGCCTCAAATTACCACGAGGTCGTCCAATTACGATCCCTGGCAATATAGCGTGTGATTCACGAGATCTTGGGAAGTTGATGTCCCAGAATCGGATTATTGAGTTGGGTACCAACCCTAGGCTTGACAATGCCCTTTCAGGCCAACCACGAACTGACCTGCCTGAGACAGTGGTAGTAGCGGTTGAGAGTCAACCCGATCTATTGGAGCTTCGGGCTAGTCTCAAAAAGACCCAATCGGAGCTTCGGGCTACTAACCTGGAGGTCCAAAGGTTGAATGGAGAGCTTGAGGCTGCTCAAACCGAGTTGGGTCAATCATTGGCCGAAGGGACTCAGCTTCGAGCCGAGATCAGTAGGCTCAAGGGGGAAGACTCTAAGCTAAGTACTATCCTGGACCGACTTGACAATATGCCGGCTCAGGTAGTGGTTCAAGCTCAGGGGACTCTAAATGAAGTCACCTCAGAAGGGTCATCCGTAAAAGATGATGCCCCGATCTTCGTTCAGAAGTTTGATCCACCCAAGAGGTATCACGTCAAAGAGAGCAAATCTGACAGTGATTCAGTGGAAGAATCGGTCAAGGCTCTCGGAGCGCTTCGAAAGAAAAAGGGTCGTTAAAGTACTTAGGATCTGACAGTTACGGAGATTGATCATGAGCGCCAAAGACAGACTTCTGAATCGAGTAGGGTCCCTAGTTGAGAAGACAGCGGCTGCTATACTTTGGAAGTATGTTGACCAAGAAGGGACCGTATTCTACCTTTCAGAACGCCACCTGGGTACGGTTAGATCACCATTTACCGGTAGGGGGTTCCCAGCGAAGCCCATTCGTCAGTCTTTGACCGACATCTCCAAGGAACTTCGCGCCGGTGATGCTAAGATCAAAGGATCTCTTTGGCATTACACAGATCCGGACGGTGGAAGCTTCTACTGTGACCAGCGGCTGGTGGGTACAGTCAAGTCTCCTCTAACCGGTAAGACTTTCCCGGCGAAGCCCGAGAGATTCACTCTGAATGAGGTAGGCAAAGAGCTGAAGTTGGAAAACGCTCCTGACCCCGCGGCAAAGTTCCTTGCTGAGATGGAGGCCATGTTGGCAGTCAAGGGGTACGACCCTGCCTTTGCCACTACTCTTCAGGAGGAGGGTATGGGTCCGGCTGAGCTTGAAGAGCGCTTGAAGGACACGAAGCAGTTTGAGTTAAACTACAAGGTACCGAAGAAGGTTGAACCAAAAGTTGAATCTAAGACGGCCGAGATCAAGGTAGCAGCCTTGACCGCTGCTGAAAAGAAGGTCGTTGATGCCTTCTACGAGAGGAAGTCAGCTCATGGTGGGATGCTTACTACCGACGGCAAGAAACTAGAAAAAAACGGTCTTGGTGGTAGCAACTTCGCCAAGTGGGAGGGTGACAAGATCGTGGTCGACGATAGCCGACCTCAGGTAGCGAATGACCAAGAGATTCTTCGTTATATGAAGAAGTCGATTCCTGCCAATACACTCGCTCCTCATATATGGTTCAAGAAGAACGCTAGCTCTCAAGAGCAGTGGGAGATGGCAGCCGAGATCATTGAACAGGGTGAGAAGCATCCTGCAATCAAGGTCATCAAGGATCAATATGCTAAGATCCTCGATGCTTTGAAAGAGTGTGCTGACCACTCTAAGGGGATGCAGCGAGTTGGCGTAGGTCGCACGGAGGACCCCACCTTTGTAATGACCTATCTTCAGCCTGAAATACTAGAGATGGCTAAAGAGTGCACTTTGATAGCCAAGCAACTCGAACAAAGACTAGGGAGGGCATAGTGGACCCACGTTGGAAAGTTTCTTCTCAAGACCCATCGTTCTCTCCGGCCCCTAATCACCCTGGGGTGAGCAACTTAGGGTCGCCACCGGATGACGCCACTTCGGTGATCTGGCAGGACCCCTCGTCCTACAACCCGTTCTTTCATGGTCCTCCCTATCTACCAGGGATGAGAGTTCGAATGGACAAGCAGGCCTCTCAGAGGGTACTAGTAGCAGCTGCTGGCAAGATGGCTAATGGGCTTGGCTATGGACTACCCACAGTTCTCGTATTCTTGAGGGCGTTGGCGGATATTCATCAGAGCCACCACTGGCTGACCTATGGAGAGACTTACTATGCCGACCACCTACTCTTCCAACGTCTGTACGAAGAGACGTCTGAAGAGATTGATGGTGTGGCTGAGAAGGCTGTTGGAACCGGCGCTCCGCTAGACAAGATGCATCCTGGACTTCAAGCTAGTATTATCGCATACATTGTTAAGAAGTATTGTGGTGATGGGGTTGTATCCACTGGCGGTGAGAACCCCAAGTCCTATCTTGAAGTAAGCCTTCTTGCTGAGAGTCAGTTCATGGAGTGCATGGCTGAAGTCGCCAAGGTGATGAAGGAGAAGAGTGAGCTATCACGTGGTGTTGATAACATGATGGCTGGCATCGAAGATAAGCATGAGAGTCACCTCTACCTACTCAGGCAGAGACTGGCCTAGTACTCAAATTAGATCAGATCCGATGAAAAGGAATACACAGATGGCAAATAAATACCCAGGCGTAGGTCTCGATATTGGTACGATGAACTTCGTTTCTGCACGGATTGACCCGAGTACAGGGAAGCCTGCTTTCAAGAAGATCACGGATGCCTATATCGAGTTAGAGGTTGAGAACGTCAAAACCTTGAAGCTTAGCAATATCAGCTATGACGAGGTGGATGATGTTCTCGTGGTCACTGGTGAGAAGTCATTTCAGATGGCAAACCTCTTCAAGCAAGAGGTGCAACGTCCCCTATCCAAAGGCTTGATCTCACCAGGAGCCTTGAAGGCGCAGAAGATCCTGAACAACTTGGTCTTCAGTGTTTTGGATGTCAATTACGACAGTGAGCATTGTTTCTACAGTGTTCCCTCAAATCCTGTTGATCTACCTGAGCAGGATGTTGACTTCCATAGGGAGCTTTTTCGTCGGATCATTACTCAGCATGGGTACGTGGCTCATCCTACTAATGAAGCACTGGCTATCATTTACTCAGAGTGCACGGACACTAACTTCTCTGGGCTGGCAATGTCCTTTGGGGCTGGGCTATGCAACGTAGCTCTCGCATACAACACGGTCATGGGCCTGAACTTCTCCATCGCCAAGGGTGGGGGTGATTGGGTTGATAGCCATGCGGCTACAGCTACTGGGTCATCAGCGGCCCGCATGTGCATGCTTAAGGAACGTGGGGGCTTTGATTTGTCCAAGGCTTCGCATGAGAGTCCTGAAACCGATGCAATCGCCTTGTATGTTAGGACCCTGATTCAAAATTGCTTGAAGTCTCTCTCGGATAAGCTCAGAAAAGATAAAAGTGACCACTCACTACTCGACAATATTCCTCTGATCGTGTCCGGTGGGACTTCTCTAGCTCAAGGCTTCATGGATGTATTCAATGAGGAGTTCGAGAACATCAAGAAGACCAAGGGTTTCCCGATCAGTATCTCCGAGGTTCGTCAGGCGAGAGATCCACTAAATGCAGTAGCATCTGGCTTGTTGGTTCTCGCAAGAAACGAACACTCCTAATGTACTTCCACCTGATCTCCTCACTGAAGAGACGTCTCATACTTGAGTTGCAGGATAGTTTCTCGCGGCATCCTGTCTTCGAAAAGATTGTGCCGTTTATCCAGAACAAATTTGCCTTTGAGGAACGTCCTCAGTACGGCATCGTGGTGAAGGGGTCGTCAGCGAACAAGGTTCAGGTCTCACCTCAAAACTTCCTCGGTACGGTAGAAAGCCATGTCATGCTGGCTTTCTACAACGAGCCAGCCTACCTACTTGAGTGGGTGAAAGAGGACTTGAATGTGCTCAAGGAGTCCGGGGATTTGATGCCGATCCCCGCTGGGGTCTACTACATAGAGTGTCTCTCGGCTCCAACAGTACCTGGTGAGTGCGGGGAGTTCATCATTGATCCGCTTCTAACTGTTACAGACGAACCTATTATTCAAGTCCAATCAGGGCCCGTGGTCTCGGCTACTCTTCAGAATCAACCAGTACATGGTACACTCCGTATGTGGACTAATAGGAACCTTCTGTTAGTCGAAGGCACTGACTACACGGTTGACTATGAAGCACAGGAAGTCACCTTTCATACTGGGTTCTTCCCCGGGGCTCTAATCACGGCAGACTATAGGTATGCAGCTCCCTCTATAGGACCGATCCGATGGTCATGGAACACGGCAGACTGGAAGACTCTCCCTGGCGTGATACTCGCCTTTGGCAAGAGGGGTAAGCCTGGGGACAAGCAAGCCGTTGTTGTGTACTCAGACCGAGTGGAGACGGCCCAGGCTTTCGGAGGTCGGTTCGATGCTACCTTTGACCTGGATGTGATCTCTCGGGACCCTATCCAGATGGAAGAGATCGCGGACTTGGTCTTCATGTACCTTTGGGCGGAGAAGCGTAGTAACCTCTCTTTTGAGGGCATCGAACTAACTGACACCTCAATGGGCGGAGAGTCCGAGGAGGTCTATGATGAGGCTGCAGATCTCTTCTATTACAACTACTCAATGAGCGTATCAATCCAATCTGATTGGGAAATGCATCTCCCTCTCCCCTACACTATTAGTAGAGCATCAGCTTATACGAAGCCTAACGGGGCTTCTAGCATCCAAGCTCTTTCACAAGCTTCGCTTTTCTTCAATACTACGCCTGTAATAGTCGGGCGAAATGCAAATTATGAACGGATCGGATGAAAGGGGTACTCTATGCCTCGCTACACCTTCGAGTGTACACAATGCTCGACTAGGTTTGAACGCACTTTGAAACTCGGGGACAACCCGACTCACCCCTGTCCTTCGTGTAAGGAGGAGGCGCCTCGATTGTTCGATGGTACAGCCTTTGGATTTGGGTTTGCAGCTGGTGGTTCTGCACCAGCTAATTCTGGGGTTCATGACCAAGACTACCCGACTGCAGACAAGATAGTTGGTAGGAGTGCCGAGTCCAGATGGGCTACTTATCGAGAACGGGATAAAGTTAAGAGACAGGTACGAGAAGTTGGAGGCAGCCCAGCTCTCGAACGTCTTGATGGTGAAGGGTATACAGAATACGCAGCAATGGGGCAGCCTCAAAGGGATGCTCGTGCAAAACTTGTAGATCTGGCTGTAGCCGTCGAGAGAGGTTCACAGGTAAAGCCAACCCAATAAAGTCTTGTTCCGTGTAGTCAAAGTTAAGAAGCTCATCCGGTTCTAAGGGGCCGGACATCCAAATGTAAATCCGGACTCAGATCAGATCGCTGTTCTATCTATTAGGTAGTCTTGTCAGACTACTTCCAAGATCAAATCGAATCAGACCTGTTCAGACCATTTGAGTCAGGAGATCTATCATGAGTTTCGGCCCTTTCGCGACATACGTACCTCCGGGTGTATACTCCCGCACACTGACCGAAGCCAATGTCGCTTCGCTCATTGCTGGCCTGCGGATACCGTTCATTATCGGTGTCGGTCAGGAAGAGCTGGAGCAAGATGATCTTGAGATGGTGCGCGGTTCTTCGTCTACTCTTGACGAGCAAATCGTCAATGAGGACATAACCCTGCGCTGGATCGTGGATAATACAAACCCTTCCAACCCTGTTCTTGGGGTGAATGACGGGTCTCGGGTTACCTTCCAAGTCCGCAACTTCCCATTGGTAGATGGCCAAGGTTTTGGTCGGGTTACCAATGATACACGGTCAGTTACTGTGACCGTGAATGGCAGCCCAGTGGCTGTTGGTAGTGTGCTCGGGTCCTTGGGTGAGGTCACTCTGCAAGTACCACCTCAACCGACGGACACTGTCCGCGTCACTTACTACTTCCATCGAGGCGATACAGCCTTCACGGACAATGTCTCTGCTCAAGTGTCAGCGGTTGCCCCGTCGATCACTACCCCAGGGTTCGAGCTATTTGTCATTGTGGCGGGTGTCAATGACACCTTGAAGGTAACGCCCAATAATGGGTCGGAGCAGACTGTTACGTTCGTTCCTGGTTCCTCAACGGCATTGAGCTTGAAGACTCAGATCGATGCAGCTGCCATCTCAGGTCTTGCAACGTCAGTCTTTGCTGACAACGAAGGCCTCAACCATCTCACCCTTACGGCGGTCTCCTCAGTATCAATCGGTACTGGTACTGCCAACGGCATTCTTGGGTTGTCCGCAGGTCAGACTGCAAGTGGGAACACTCAATTCCGTGTGTTCCAACGCCCAATCGTGGATGGAACTTCCGGTGGGATTACCACTACCGACACTTCCAAGGTTGTGGTTAAGGTCAACAACACTCAGGTCATCCCGACTGCAGTAGACGGTACTAATGGTATTGTGACTCTGGCCTTGGCGCCCCCTCCGGGCTCCACGGTTACAATCAACTACTGGGCCAATACCTGGCAGGATACATTTGACTATCTACCTAATACCTTGGTAACGAACGTCATTCGTTGCGGTATTAGTTCCGGTAGGTCGGACTACATCCAGAATCAGGACTTTGTAGTGGTTAACCCATCCCAGGACGTTTCAATCGTCCACTGGGGAACCAGCTACTCTGTATCCTCGACCCTTAACACCCCTGGAGCTGAACCCTTCGACTCTTCACAGATTGTCCCGACCCTGGTTGATGACAAGTTGTATCTGGTCGAGTGTGACGCATTCGTTGACACCACGGTCATCCCGGCGGCTGTCAGCAACACCGTGTTCGTTCTCCCCGAAGTCCCTACGACGGGTAATGGGCGTGACAGTGTTCTCGGACAGTCCTTGTACAGCTCGGTCGCCAACAACCGTCAGGACCTCATCACGAACCGTCCAGACCTCGTTGTGGCTAGGGTTGGCCGTAACCTCGAAGACGCTCTCGGGCGCCCCGCGGCTACCGTCCTCTCTGTGGACGGTCCCAACCGGAAGATCACTCTCAAGAATGCTCTTCCTCCGGATTGGACCGTCTTCGCTACCTTCTACTACAACAGGATCACAGACGACACTTACATTGTCACCAACAAGGTTCCAGGACCTCTTGGGGTTGGTCAGTACGAGGTCTTCTCCTCCCTGTTCAACAAAAATCTGTACCAGATCCGGTTCGGTTCCAAGAACGGTACTCTAACTCAGACCGTTCAGTGGCCTCGTGGGGTTGAGCAGATCCCGGATGCCATGCATGTCGGTGGAACTCCCGTGAGCGAGACAGTAACGGTTACCTTCGGTCAATCCGCAGCTAGAAATGCTGTGTATACAAACCTAGGTGCTCAGCCCTACTCGTTCTACACTGGAGCCTCCGATACTTGGAGGACCTTGGTTAACGGAGCTACGGTACCTACAGTTCTTGGTACCGCTACAAGGGCTTACTTGGTTAGCCGAGAAGTTCCTCTAACTGCTGGTAGTATCACAATACCTGTTGGTGGGGCTGACCTAAACCTCACTATCGATGGTGTTGCAATTACTGTTCCATTCATTGCTGGTGCGATAACCCCGGCAAACATTGCAGTAGCTGTCAATGCAGCCATCGATGCATTAGCCCCGTTCTCTACGTCGGCAGCTAATGACCTGTTCACGGTTATTCCGGGATCAGGCGCTACTAGCACCTTCTTCGTGATTAGGGGTTACTCAGTACCGGCGGCACTTCCGGGTGGGTTTGACCATCAGAGCAATGTCACCATCAACCAGGGTACAGCTGAAACTCTACTTGGGTTTACCACGTTCCAAGCTGCTTCTGGAACTACTGGTGCCATCAACAAGCCTGCTACATTGATTGGTTCCGTACCAGGCACCTTCAATATCACAGCTGGGTTGAATGACACCCTCAAGATGCGGATCAACGGGGTTGACTTCCAGGTTACACTCCCGAATGGGGCAGCAGTAGCAACCAGTGCAATCGTAACGGCTGTCAACCTGGTTATCAGCTCTCAAGGTACGGCTTCAGTAGGAACCCTAGGGAACCTAAACAAGCTCAGGATCACCAGCGTCAATAACTCTCCTCAGTCAGCCATACTGATTCAGGATGGTACTTCAAACTCAATTCTCGGCTTCACCGAGAGTGAGTTTGCCAGTCAGACCCTGGTAGATGTTCAAGAGGTGGTTGATAGCCTCATGGATACTACTGGCTTCGCGGTTAGTAGTTGGGGTACACCCACGGTTCCCGGGCCTTACGCGGCTCCAGTACCGCTTGCTACCGGTTGTGTTGCCTACCCAGATGTCATCAACAACCAGACGTACCTGACAATTGCGTCACTCACCACGGGTGCAGTGACCTCAAGCGTTGGGTTCGTTAGTGGTAGTCAGTCGGCATTCAATACGACATCTGGAACCGGGATTGTACCTGGAACCTCTGGCGACAATGGTGAGAGCGCGACCAACAACTTTGTGGTTACCTCCTCTTTGGACCCGATTGGACATTCTGCTGGGTCCTACGGAACTGGGTTCCCTGGACAGACCTATACGGATGCCCGTACTGGTTTGAGGTTCAGCATCCTCCCGTCCACTACCACCTATGCAACCAGCGGTACTTTCACTCTCGTCATCTCCCAGACGTTCCAGGTCAACCCTGGAATTCCGTACTACTACATCCCGGGCTTGGAGACCATCGTCACCAATACCGTCAATGTAGGAGTGAATGACACGGCAAACGTCCAGACTTTCAATCCGTCTGGTTTAGAGCCGAAGAACGGTGACTACTACTACATCAGCTACCGCTACATGAAGCAGGACTTCTCGACGCGGATCTTCACCACGTTCAAGACCATCGAAGCCAACTATGGTAAACTCAATGCTGAGAACCGGGTTGTCTTGGGGGCCTACTTGGCGATCCTCAACGGTGCAGTCTTGGTGGGAATCACCCAAGTGCTCAAGGTTCCTAACACGAACCAAGCGGCTGCCTCGTCCTTCATCACGGCGATCCAAGGTTTAGCAACTCCTCTTCCAGGGAATGTCAAGCCCGATGTCATCGTACCCCTAAGCACGGATACTGCGGTTTACTCGGCATTGACCCAGCACTGTGAGGTAATGTCGAACATCCGCAACCAATCTGAACGAATGGGTATGATTGGCTTCGCAAGTGGTACCTCTCCGACCACAGCTCAGACCATCGCAAAGGGTCTATTCAGCTCAAGGATCGTGGCGTTCTATCCAGACTCCTCTGTGGTTACATTCACGGATGAGTTAGGTAATACCTTCGAATCTTTGGTGGATGGTACGTTCTATGCGGCGGCCATGGCCGGTGCAGTTTGCTCACCAGCGGTTGACGTCGCAACTCCGTATACTCATAGGCAGCTCCAAGGGTTTACCAGAATCCCAAGGATCATGGACCCGGTGGAGGCTAATCAAACAGCCGTTGCTGGTATCACGATTCTCGAGGATCTGCAGCCGATCATCAGGGTCCGTCAGGGTCTCACGACCAACATGACATCAGTCCTGACTCGGTTGCCGACGGTAACTCAGATCGCGGACTACGTCTCGATTAGTTCGAGATCGGTCCTTGACGCCTTCGTGGGTACGAAGTTCCTCGCCAGCAGGACCAACGAGGTTGAGGTCAGCATGACCTCACTGTTCAAGCAGTTGATTCAACAGGAGATTGTGGCGGCCTTCACTGGCATCTCCGCTACGGTGGATGCCAGCGACCCAACTACCTTGAACGCAGAAGCATATTACCAACCAATTTTTCCACTCTTGTACCTTGTGTTAACCTTCAACCTCAGAGCACGAATTTAGTTAGTAATTTCAAGCACTTAGGTCATTATAGCTAAGTTAGTGGCTGATAGAACTTGACAGTAGGCTCCTTAGCGGTATCCTTCAATGGACCCCCAAGGAGCCTTTGTCATGCCAGTGGGAACCCCAAGTAAATCCAACCCCATCGAAGTATACTCAGCCTTTGACACTGAGGAGCCTTTCAAGGCAGTTGCAGCTCGTCTCAAGACGAGCCCTAATACCCTTCGAAAGCAGTGGGTTGAGCGGTTTGGGAAGGAAGCCTTTGATGCTAGGGGTAAGAGGCTTCAATCGAAGGCTGCGGCGGCAGTCGGCTACTCCAAGAAAGGCTCAACCTACAAGGTCAGGGAGGTAACTGAATCTTGCAGATCCTGTGGGGATTCAATTCAGGTCAATCTACTTCAAGCAGCTCGTTCAAAACGACTCCTATGTGCTAAGTGCTCGGAATCTGAACGGGGGGTAGATAGGACTTGCCCAGTCTGCAATCAAGGGTGTGTTGGAGTTAAGGGTCTGGCTATGCACCTTGCTCAGGTAGATGACGCGGGTCACTCCGCTTACCAAGCACTCCAAGAGGATGAGGTATGGGTTGGTCAGGAAGAGGGGGTCGACTTCGTTCGATGCCTAGTCTGTGGTCATCGGGGTATTCGAATTGATCGTCATATCGCATCCGAGCACGGCTTAGGTATCGTTGAATACCGAGGCAAGTTCCCAGGTGCTGAGGTTCAGTCAGTGAGCCTAAAGTCTGCAAGGTCTGAGGGCGCCACTCGTCAGCATCAAGAGAGTCCCCGCAAGGGACTTACCAAGTCAATAGGTTGTACTTCTTGCGGTACTAATCATGAGGTTGGGCTCACTTTTGCATCTCTAGATCATCGATGTTCAGAGTGTCGTGAGGAAGAACGCTGGGACAATAAGGTTGAGCTTACTGACTACGTTGCTTGTCAAGCTTGTGGTTACAGGGCTGAGAGCCTTATCAGTCACATCCGTAACGCACATCCTGAGCTTGAGGGTCATTATCAGGATGTCTTCCCAGGAGCCTTGATAGTGGCTCTATCTTCCAGTATTAGGGATAAATCCTACCTAAAGGGTAAAGAGCTATCTGTAGCAACTCGCAAACTCATGTCCCAAAATGCAGGGAGATGGAACAAGGGTTTGACGAAGGAGAATGACTCCCGTATGGCTCAAGCGTCCCAGAATATGACTGGGAGAAAGAGTTGGAGAAAGGGCATTACCAAGGATCAGCACCCTGGAGTTCAGTCAACCGCGGACAAGATGCAAGTCATCAGGTCTACAAAGTTTTGGACCAGTGGTAATGAGGTAACTCTAACCAAAGACCAGCTATTCCCCTTCACCCTCAAAAATGGTAAAGTCTCTGTCGGAAAAGCTATTGTTGGCTTAGGTCACGCATTTGTTACAATCAGAAGGGAGTGCGAACGTAATGGCTTGAAAATAGCAAGAACATCTCTACTCCAGACCATCTGTCTGGAGACTCTTGCTCTTATACTGGGCGAACCCGTTTACAAGACAGAGTGGAACGACGGCAGCTTCATCCATCCTAAAACTGGAGGTCGCTTCCGTTTTGATGGTTTCTTCCCTGGTTCCTCACTTCTAGTCGAGTTTCAAGGATTTCAGCACTTCACCCCAGATTCGATTTGGTTCTTTGAGGGCGGGGAGAGCTACGAGGACTTGGTAGCTCGGGATCAAGAGAAAGCTCTCCAGGTTGTCCGTGATGGGAGGTTCAAGCTCTTCCTAGTACGGGAGGACGAGCCCTATGCGGACCCAGAGTACCTTCGAGGGCGGTTGGTTGATGAAGGCATCCTAGACCCTGGGAAGTAGCTCATAAACCCCTTGTTACCCATCTTTGGGTGTAGTACGTTCACCACGTAGGAATTACATGCTAATCCCGATCCAACCTAAGATAGCAGTCAGTGAGCCTGAGGACGATGATCTGGAGATCGGTGAGTTTCAAGTAGCAGAGTACATCATCTTTCTGCTAGCTCTCGATACCTATGAGCGGTACGCTGAGGAAACTGCTGGGGTTGATAATGTTGAAGATGCCCTAATCAAGCGGGGACTCAAGATTCTTCGGATGGCAGATACTCAGATCGATCAGTATCGAGAGTATCTAGAGACCCATCTCACTAAAGAGTCCCAGAAGGCGATGTTACGTCGGGCTCTTAACCTGAAGGCATTCACCCCAGCAGCTGCAGCTCGCCGCGCGCTACAGTTTCGAACCCTTCTCACTAGGGGTGGAACTCAGACCGTCAAGGGTATCTTGGACAACCCCAAGTATGTACGCCAAGTCAAAGCTGCAATCTCTGCCTCGATGCTAGAGGATGCTGACAAGGCTCTTGATATCTTCGATGCTATCCCATTAATCAATATCCGGATGCGTGGTTGGATCGATGCCGCTGCTAAGCAGGCAGGTTCTGGAGAGTATGCTCCTGAACCTGTGGATAACGCCTCGAATGAAGTTGCGGCCTCGAATGAGATCAAGATTACAAGTATCAAAGAAGTAGCAGACCAGGGAGCACAATCTGTTCAGGGTGACCAACAATCCAGGTCCTTGATGATCAGTAAGGTCCAGGCTAATGCTACTGATGCGGCTCGGAAGTCCTTGGAGGTCAATCATATACCTGATGAACCACCAAAAGAGTCCAAGGTGGTGGGTATAGCTACCGCGGCAGCTGTAGCGGCTATCAGTGACCCAAGTCTCATCCAGAATATCCCCATCCCTTTACGAGAGCTGGATGACGAACAGAGGTCAGCAGCACTCACTGGAGGTCGAGTACGGGTAGCTGCAGGGGCTGGTTCAGGTAAGTCTACCACCTTGGTTGCTCGCATCGACTACCTCGTGAAGGATGGTCGGGTCAACCCCGCTCGGATCATGGCCTGCTCATTCAACCGCAAGGCGGCCAATGAGCTGAAGGATAAGATTTCCAAGAAGGTCGGTGAGGGGGCTTCTGGAATCCAGGTTGGTACAATGCATTCGCTATTCGCGAAACTCATTGTCGGGACTCGGGACACACCAGGGTTCGGGACTCGAGAAGAGCAGGACATGCTTCGCGCGCCGAGGCTAATTGCTCCAACTGGGAAGGGCGTGAAGAGTATCAGCCCAGCCTCTCTGTCCCAAGCAATCCGCAATATGTGGACTGAGTGTGGTCCAGACTCCTTGGTTTCTAAGTATGGGTACCCAAGATCCTGGGTAACAGAGCCCCCCAAAGCTAAGAAAGCGAATCTCCTCCTCAACGCTTGGCGCGGTAACGACATCACTCTTGAGCAGGCTAGGGCCTCGGTAACCTCCAAGGCAGAAGCTCAGGCAGTCATCTGGTACGAAATGTACTTGGGACTCAAGGGGGACATCCCCGGGTGGCGTCCTCCATGCAACCCATCGAAGCCCTTCGAGAGCTTTATGAGTCGTAACCGTAAAGGTGGGGAGAGGCTAGGGGACCTCGATGACATGCTGAAGGTCCTTCGTGATATCCTAGTGAGGGACCCGAAAGCTAAAGCAGTCATCCAGAGCATGTATGACCATATTTTGGTTGATGAGGCTCAGGACCTCAATACTATCCAGCATCAGATCTTTGCGATGATGTCTGAGCAGATCACTCAGGACTCCCACGACAAGTCGATTTGGATGGTGGGCGATGAGAAGCAAGCCATCTATCAGTTCCGTGGTGCGAAACCTGAGCTATTCCAAGCACTTGATGAGGGTTGGACCACCAAGAATATCCGAACCAACTATCGTTGCCAGCCTGAGATCGTGGAAGCGGCCAACGCGCTTATCGCCCATGACAGTGATGGGACAGTGGTTGCTTCAATGGCAGACCCGCGTAAGGACCGAGGTAGGGCCTCGATTCAAGTATCCACCCCTGAGGACAACGTCGAAGCCGCCATTGAGACGATTGGGCGGTACCGGAAGGACATCGATGAGGGGTCTGATGCTGAGAACTATGCCGTACTTGCCAGAACTAATGCTGAGCTGAATGACTTCGAAACTGCTTGTATTATCAATGAGATACCCTACGTTCGGCGTGGAGGAAAGGGCTTCTTGGAAGCTCCTGAGTCTCGTGCAGTCCTTGGTTTTATTGACCTGGCAGCCGGTAACGACTACGGGAAGATGAAGAAGTCACTCGTAGCCGCTTTGATGAAGCCTGATCGGTCTCTATTCATGGGACCGGATGACGTTGAGAAGGCAGTAGATGAGGCCCTCAATGACGTGGCTCGTCGGGAGCGCGTGGACGTAAAGTCTATTCGACCTGATATCCTACTGGAGTCCAGGTATGTTCGGATGCTGGCTGAAAAGCTGAAGCTACCCTATCGTCTCAAGATCATTGCCTTTGCCAAAGGTGATACTAGCAAGGGTGAGTGGATGTTCGGTAAGAGGGTTGACGAGCTGGCAGACAACCTTCGAGAGATGGCGGCTAATGTCCGTGACCTACGGGCGGTCATTGGAGAGAACAAGCCTACTGAGGAGCTCCTCAACTATATCCTCGATAACATGAAGTCTACCGTCACAAGCTGGGATTCTGCAGCCAGGAGAACAGTAACGGAGACCACCTCTCTGAGAGAGCAGCTCACGAACGATGTGGCTGTCTACTCCGAGGATGAAGACGACGAGGATGAAGACGACACTAAGGACTCTATTCCTCCTGAGATCGGTGACGAGGGTGTTATGCCCACCAAGGCCAAGCCTCAGTCAGTCAAAGGCCTTGGGGCAGTTCAGTTCCTATTTGCTTTATCGAAGCCAAACGAACATGATCAGGCTAACCTAACTGACCCATCGGTTTCCCAGGGGTTCGTTCAAAAGCTTGGGCGCTACTCTAAGATTGCTGAAACACTCAGGATCGATCCTGATAAATGGGAAAAGGAGCAACAGAAGCTTGACCCAGGAGTTCGCAGGGAGAAACCATCAGCCATTTCATTGTCGACAGTTCATTCGGTAAAGGGCGCTCAGTGGAAGAACGTGACTGTCCTCATGCCTAATGGTATTTTCCCGATGGAGCGCAAACCTAAGGCTGACGAGCCCCCGCCTGACCCAATTGTGGAAGCGGCTCGAATGAAGGCCGAGAGGAACTTGGCCTACGTGGCTCTAACCCGGGCCGCGGTCAATCTCGAAGTAACTTGTCCGATGAACAAGGGTGTGAGTCGTTTCGTATTCGAGGCTGGGTTGGTTCCTGGAGAGAACGTACCGAAGCCTGGTGCGGATCACGACGAAGAAGTGGCTAAGGAAGCCGCCACAGAGATCTGGACCCCTGCCCACATTGAGGAGTACTAAGTCATGGCCGCCCAGTATACAGAGATCTCTGGGACCGAGATGGAAACCTTTCTCAAGAGGGCTTTCCGTGCACTACGTCCTGAGAAGGGGATGCAGAACAAGGAGATCTACTACGATCTGAAGTTGAGCCCGACTGTGGTTGTCAGAGTTTGGACTTCAATTAGGCCTTGGGGGGCGTCAGCTGGAGTAGGTGAAGACGCTATTCGAGTTCAGTTCTTTGGGGCCAGGGTGAATCGCCCTCTCGTTAGTGGTAAAGCTCCAATTGTAAAGCGAACTCAAAACTGGCGTAATTCGCTACAGGATAAGATTGAAGAGTATCTAGAGCTCTATGAGGAGAAGGCTGAATATTGGGATGAGCGCGGTGGTGCAGAACCTGGGTCCAAAGGGCCGCCGGCTTCAGATAAGCAGATCAGGTTTCTCATGTCCATGGCCTCTAAGGCGAATGAAGAGCAATGGGCTGACACTGATCTGAGATGGCCAGTGAATGAGCAAGAGATCAGAACTCTTACAAGCAAGGAAGCGAGTAAGGTGATTGAGATCCTCTTGAATCACGGTCTTGGTAATCGTAGATACGCCACCGAAGTATTTGGTGAGGTGAATGTTCGTGCGGTACTTCGAGAGCAGGTACGCGCCTCTCTACAGGGTGACTTGTTTCAAGACCGGGAAGCATGTGATGGGGCATGTGGAAAGACTGAGTGCACTTGTGGTGGTACTTGCAACGGTAATTGCACCTGCGGCAAGAAGGCTCCTGTTGTTGCTCAGGTAGTCACACCTAGTACGTTTAGGGTTACTGACTCGGCCTTTGATGACGTTATTGCTTCAATACTCGAAGACAACCTGGTGTAACCCACTGGGTGGAAGAGCTACGATTTCAGGTCACTGTAGATTCGGAAGTTCCGACTCTTAACAAGGAGACTGTTTGTTTCGAGACTGGAGCAAACCCTCAGCAAGTGGGGCCTGGAGTATACGAGCATCACGGGGATGGTTTTGACCAGTTCACTCCGGGAGCGCTCACTAGATTGTTTGAGGACCTTATCCTCGGTACCAGGCTACCTCTTACGCTATCGACTACTGAGTTACGGGCTCCAGATACTATCTTGGCAATAGCTCTATTTCTTGATCGAAGCCTTCTGATACTTCCTGCTACTCCAGGGTTGGTCTATGGGGTGGACTTAGCCCATCGGTTTGGACCTCAACTACTTTCGCACCTGGACCCGATAGTATCTGGCTTCTTCAAGGCATTCCCACGCTTTTTTACTCCTAACCTAACTAAACGGGAGAGTGGGGACCGAATCACTCTGATGGTCAAGTGGATTCATGAGTACCTAACTGAAGGTAATACTCCTAACCTTGGTGGGATGGCGCCCGAGGTTCGAGTACTTGATGTGGGGACTAATGGGTTTGTACTTGCTGAATCTTTGACTCTCACCTTCGATGCTTGGGAGGTGCTCTATCGAGACGGCTACCTTCGCGGAATCTTATTAGGACCCGAGGTTGAGGGTCGCCGACTACTGCTAGCTTCTAGGAAAAGTGAAAGATCATGGGAGGGACTTCCTAAGACAGTCCCCTTTCTGAATGAACTTGAAGCGCTATCCGGTGGGGTTCCTGAGTGGCAGTACACAGGTGACTTTGTGTATTCCCCACCTGTAGGTACTACTATACTAGTATCCCACCTGCTGAAAGTGTTTTTAGGGATCTGACTAGTGTCCAATGTGCTTTATCTCCGATTATACTACATCAGATCCACCTGTTAGAGGGAATAACCCACCCATTGGGTATGAGCTCGAGTCTGAGTCAATGCCGGCTCGGGACACGATCCCATGTCCTCCACCCGACTGGGAAGAGCTTGAGCTTGAGCTTGAGTAATCTTGTTGTCACAAGTCCAGTGTAGTTAGTCCGAAGTACTCGCGCGCTTGGACGAAGATGGCTCAACACTCCCTCGTAACAGTAGCTACTGATGGTTTCCGTGATTATGTTGACCTTCCTGATGGAAGAAGGGTCAATCTTGGCTCGGTCTCTGTCCTCAAGTTGGTATCCTCTCTAGTTAAAGGATCTTACCAGTGTCGTAGAGCTCTTGACACGTTTCTCAAGAAGAAACAGGCCATCATAGCTGTGGATCTGTCCGCTTTAGAGGACATGTTGAAACCTAAGCGTGCTCGATGGGCAGCTTATGGTGATCCGTTTATCTCAACTGTTTCAGTGATTGCCCAGTCCTCTGGGATCACTCAACCCTGTAAAGGCTCTAGTATGGACTCTGAAAAAGCTCAGAAGGAAGCGATTACAGCTCAGATTGCTGAGCTCGAAAGTCAAATTGCCCTAATTGAGCAAACTGTCAAAGAGCATGCTTCTGGGTCACAGAGTAGTGATCAGCTTCAAGGCTCAATTGAGTCATTGAAGCTTCTGGTGGCTGAGCTTGGCAAGGAGCCCAAGGGACAGAGCGATAATAAGGCCTTCTACTTCAAACTCGCTGGGTTGGAAGAGACTCTGTCGAAGGTTGAGGGTTGTGGTTGCGCCACCGAGGCTGACATATCTGCCTTCCACACGACAGCCTCAGATCTGTTGGTTGAAGTCACTGGGATGACTATCAAAGCAGCGGTTGACAAGGATGTCTTGGAAGATCTCGACGTGTTCATGGAGAATACAAGCTCCTTGGATTCGAAGAAGATGACTATCATCAACAACCTAAAGCGGAAGATTGAATCTGGTACTTACGATTCAAATCAGGCTCCTAAAGCTTGGATGCATTGGATCGATGATGGGGTCAAATCTTACGCACGAGAATTCTCAGTTAACCCTAGGAGCATGTTCCCAATGGATCTCAAAAATGCACTAGCTGATAGGCTAGCCAAAAGGTACGAGGAATCCATCAAAAATGGTGACTTCGGAGCCGTGACACCCAAGACTGCTGCTGAGGGTGAGGTTTCTGGACCAGCTCCTGAGGTTGCCAAGGATATGGGTGTTCAGGACCCGTATAGTGGCAAGACGCTGAGTGACAATGACACCTACTACAAGCTTGCGGACGAGACTGATATCGGTACAGCTCCCGTTGGTGGTGCCTCTGAGGAGGTTGCCAAGACGACTAAGGTTGAAAACCCCTACAAGGGTAAGGACCAGAGCAAGAACGAGACCTACTACAAGCTTGCTGCCTCAGATGTACCATTCATCAATGAGGCCTTTGCTGACTCAGTGATGTCCAAGGTTGAGTCCACCTTGAGAACTGTCGAAGCAAGTGCAAAGAAGGGTACTGAAGTTGCCCGAAAAGACTTGAACATCATTGCTTCAAGGTTGGCGACACTCATCGAGGCATCAAGCCTTGATGATCCATCTCTCAGCGTAGCTCTACGTAAGCTGTCTGGGATGGT